AAGGCCATCGTGAATGGCACGATGGCGCGCCTCGATACGCTCGGCAAGACCGAAACTCCGGCGCCAACGCCAGCAGCACGCGCTGCATAAGGGAAAATCATGAAGTTTGAACACCTGATTTCGGCCTTTCTGGCCGAACCTTGGGCTATTCAGCGCGAAAAACTGGGCGTTTTGGCTGATGTTTTGGTGGCGCGTGCCGAAGGTGAAAAGCTGTTTTCGTCTGAGTTCGCGGCATCGATCGACGATGCGCGAGCCAAGGAAATCGCTGAAACCAGCGGCAGCGTCGCCGTAATCCCGGTTTATGGGGTTCTGGCCGATAAGATGGACCTGTTTTCCGCGATGAGTGGAGGCACTTCGTATGCTGGGATCAAGAGAGCGCTGCATTCTGCGCTCTCGAATTCCGACATCAAGGCTGTCGTGCTCGACATCGACAGCCCTGGCGGCACGGTGCCAGGCTCAGACGAGCTTGCGACCGAAATTCGCAAGCTGCGCGGCGGCGAAAAGCCGATCATTGCGCAGGTGAACAACTTGGCAGCGAGCGCTGCCTATTGGATCGCGACGTCTACAGACGAAATCGTCGTCACGCCGTCCGGCCGTGCGGGTTCGATCGGCGTTTACACGGCGCACGATGACATGTCTGCTGCCCTTGAGCAGCGCGGCATTAAGCGCACCTACATTTCTGCCGGCAAGCACAAAGTCGAGGGCAACGAAACCGAGCCTCTCGGCAAGGATACGCTGGCGCATGTGCAGGACGGTGTGAATCGTTCCTACAATCGGTTTGTCGCAGCCGTCGCGGAAGGGCGAGGCGTGACGGTCAGCAAAGTTGAGGACGGCTACGGTCAGGGGCGCGTGTTCTACGCAGAAGCCCTCATGGACCGCGGCATGGTCGATCGTGTTGCGACACTTGACGAGACGTTGGCCCGTTACGGCGCGGACGCAGAGCCTGCGCCGGTAAAGCGCATCAAGGCCGCGAACGCTGCAAAGGCCGAGGCCGCACAAACGCTGGTCGCGAAGATGACGGCGGGAGAGCAAATCACGAAACGCGAGTTCGAGAACGGCATCAGGGGACTGATGGGGTTGTCGGGCTCTGAGGCAGAGCGGGCCGCTCGGCTCTACCTCAAAGATGGTCAGGGGGCTCCTGACGTCGAGACGGATGCTGCTGCTTTGGCAGCCATTGAACGGCTTATCGCCGAAGCAAAATCACCACTCATTCGATAAAAGGAGCCTTTCATGGCTGATAATCAACTTGCCGATAAGATCGGCGAGCTCGGTACTTCGCTTGCGTCCATCAAGGAGCAGGTAGGCAATCTCGCTACCGACTTCACTTCGAAGCTTGCCGCGAACGGCGAAGTTTCGGCTGAGCTGAAGGAAAAGACCGACAAGGCACTTTCCGAACTCGGCGACGTCACGACCCGCCTTTCCGATATGGAGAAGCGCGCCGCTCGTGAAAAAGAAAACGGCGAGGAGGAGCAGAAGTCGCTCGGCCAGCTGGTTATTGATTCCGATGCCTACAAGGCCGGCAATCTGACTGGATCCAGCCGCGCATCGATCAAGGTCTCCGCCGACCGCGCTGCGATTACGACTGCCAACACCACTGTCGGCACTGGTCGTTCTCCGGGCAGTTCGCTCGTTCCAGGCGCCCGCGTTCCTGGCATCTTCGGCCTTCCTGAGCGACAGATGACCATCCGCGATCTTATCCTGCCTGGCCAGACCTCGTCCAACAACGTCGAGTACGTCAAGGAAACCGGCTACACGAACAACGCTGCGCCGGTGGCCGAAACGACTGCCAAGCCGTATTCGGATATCACGTTCGACATGGCGTCTGCGCCCGTTCGCACGCTGGCTCACCTGTTCAAGGCCAGCCGCCAGATTCTGGATGACGCGCCCGCGCTTCGTTCCTACATCGACGGTCGCGCTCGCTACGGTCTTCGCTTTGTCGAGGAAAATCAGCTCCTGAACGGTTCCGGCACTGGCCAGAACATTGCTGGTCTGGTTCCGCAGGCGACCGCTTTTGCACCGGCCTTCACGCCAGAAGCTGTGACCGGCATCGACCGCCTTCGTCTGGCTATCCTGCAGGTCGTTCTGGCTGAGTATCCTGCGACCGCGTTCGTTCTGAACCCGATCGACTGGGCGAAGATCGAGCTGACCAAGGATGCTGGTGAGAACTACATCATCGGTAATCCACAGGGCTCGCTCACGCCGACGCTTTGGAATCTGCCTGTCGTTTCGACACAGGCGATGGCTTCTGGACAGTTCCTGACCGGCGCGTTCTCTTACGCTGCGCAGATCTTCGACCGCATGGATATCGAAGTGCTGCTCTCCAGCGAGAACGTGGACGACTTCGAGAAGAACATGTTCACGATCCGCGCTGAAGAGCGTCTGGCTCTGGCTGTGTATCGTCCCGAAGCCTTCGTGACCGGTCCTGTCGCCGCTGCCTAATTGATCTGGGGCGTCTTCGGACGCCCCGCTTTCGCTAGGAGGCGAACATGACTGATTACATTGAAGTGAAGCCGCTCAAGACTTTTGACAACGGCTCTGGTCTCAAGACAGCAGACAGCGACCCTTTTCCGGTCGAGCGTGGTGAGGCCAATGCATTGAAGGCTCTCGGCCTGGTGTCGTTTGAAGACGATGCAAAGAAGGTTGAATCGCCAGCCGACCCAGAACCTGTCGAGCCTATATCTTCCGTTCGTTCGACGAAGAAAAAGGACAAGACAGATGCTGACAACGAAACAGCGTAAGAAGCGTTTTGCCAGCTACATCGGCGGGGTGACAAACCCCGCTGCGCCAGCCAATACTGTCGCGCCAGCCATCACAGGCACGGCGCAGGTAGGGCAAACCTTGACGGCCAGTGCTGGCACATTCACTGGCACGCCGACCCCGACCATCGATAGGCAGTGGATTGTCGGCGGCTTCGAGGTTCCTGGCGCTTTTGGCCTGACGTTCGTTCCTCGCGCACAGGATGTTGGCAAAACGGTCCGCGTTCGCACGCGAGCTCAAAGCTTGGCCGGTAAGGTTAGCGTTCTGAGCGCGCCTACGGCCGCAGTCGTGGCGGCCTGATATGCCAATCGTCGATCTGGAAACCGTCAAAAAGCATCTCCGCGTTTTTCACGATGACGAAGACGTGGAGATCGGCCTATATCGCGACGCCGCTGAAAGCATCGTTACGCAGCATCTTGATCGCGAAGTTGTAGCCGCAGGCGAAACACCAGCGGCCCCCGACGGCATTGCAGCAACGCCGGCCATAGTGTCGGCAATCCTGCTTGTGACTGGCGATCTTTACGAGGTTCGGGAACCCGATCCGAAGGCAGCGGGCGACGCAGTTCTTCCGCGCGCGGTGCGGATGCTTTTGGCACCGTGGCGCATTTGGCGAACAGTGGCGGACGACTATGTGGCTCCGCTTCCATGAACCGTTCGACTGGCGCCAGCCAAGCTTCACCATCGCCTATCCGACAGGCCTCTACAACGTCACGCGCAAGTGCGCCGCGGCTGCAATAGCGGCCAAAGCTGCTGAACCCACCAAGGATCGACCGAATGCCAAAACGCAAGAGGGCGGGTGCAGGCTCGCTGAGTGAGCGCATCGGCTTTGAGGCCGAGGTTGAGGGCGATGATGGGTATGGCGGCGTTGTGGTTGGGTTTGCGGAGCAATTCGTGGAGCCCGCCCGTCTCGAGCCGCGCGTCGGATCGGAAACTGTCATAGCCAGCCGGTTGCAAGGGGTGCAGCCATTCACCATGACTGTCCGCAGCAACGAGCGAACGCGCACCATTGCGTCAGCTTGGCGGGCGCGGAATAAGCGGTCTGGTGTGCTCTACGCGATCAAGGCTGCGGTCAACATCGACGAGCGCAACCAGTGGATCGAGCTGCTTGTGGTGCAGGGGGAGGCTGGATGACTATTCTCGGCCTCGCCAAACTGAATCGAAAACTGAAACAGCTTCCTGCCGCTGCCGAGAAACGCATTAAGGAAGCCATGGGGCAGGGCGCCGACGAGATTGTCGCGCTCATGAAGTCGCTTGTTGCCGTTGACAGCGGCGACCTGCGTGACAGCATTGGCTGGACGTGGGGCGATGCTCCGAAATACAGCCAGAAGATCGCCACCGTGAAGTCCACTGACGGCAAGCTGGTCATCACGATCTACGCCGGAAACAGTAAGGTACGCTATGCCCACCTCGTGGAGTTCGCCACCAAAGCGCACGAAAATGCCGGCCAGTTCCCCGGTACTCAGCATCCAGGCACCAAAGCGCAACCGTTCTTCTTCGTCTCCTATCGCGCTCTGCGTCGTCGCACGAAGTCACGCTTAACCCGCGCGATCAACAAGTCTGCGAAGGAGGTTGCAGCGAATGGCTGATCCAATCCTTGAGCTTCAGATGGCTGATCCAACCCTTGAGCTTCAGGGCGCCATTATCGCTCGGCTCAAAGCCAGTGCCGCCGTTACCGCGTTGGTTGGAAATCGCATCGCCGATATCCCGCAGTCCACGTGGGCTAAACCTTACATCAGCATCGGTCCTTCAAACTACGTTGCAGAGCTCATCGACTGCATCGACGGTGGTGAGATCATGATGCAGATCGACTGCTGGTCAGATGCGACTGTGCTTTCTCAAGTCAGGCAGATCGCTGACGCCGTGCGGCGCGCACTGCGCAACTGGGATCCCCCTTTAGCGACCAATGCTCTGGTTTCATTCGAGCCTTGGCGCACTGACTTCATCACGGACGGCGCGCTCAAGCAGGCTGCCATGCGCTACACAGCGATCATCGAAGAGCCGTAACGCGCTCCACCCTTATCAGATATTTCAGGAGGCCTTTATGGCTCAAGCAACCACCATCAAGGGGGGCAAAATTCGTGTGCTCCTCGGCAATGACGCCGATCCGATCGTCTACAGCTCGCCCTGCGGCTTCACGCAGCGATCCATCACGCTGAACAAGGGCCTCGAAGAGGTCAACATTCCAGACTGTGAAGACCCAGATAAGGTCGACTGGGTCGGCCGGGACGCGACATCGCTTTCCATGGGTATCTCAGGCGAAGGCGTGCTTGCATCTGAAAGCGTCGATACCTGGCTTGAAGGATTCGAGAGTATCGAGAGCATCCCCGTCAAGGTCGAATGGGAGTTTCCAGCAAAGACGATCACTTGGACCGGCCGCATGCATATCGAAAGCATGGAAGTCGGCGCCAACAATGGCCAGCGCGCAACCAACAACGTGTCACTTCAGAGTGATGGCGAGATGGTACGCGTTACCACGCCGGTCACGCCCTAATGCGTGATGCGCTCGTTTCATTCGATTGGGCAGACGGGACGTATTCGTTCCGTCTTGCCTGGGGGCAATTGGAGGAGCTTCAGGAGAAGTGCGATGCCGGTCCATATGTCGTGCTGCTACGATTGCACAGCGGCGAGTGGCGCATCGAAGACATCAGCAACATCATCAGGCTAGGGCTGATTGGTGGCGGCATGGAGCCTTCGCTAGCCCTCAAGCTGACGCGACGTTATGTCGAGGCGCGCCCTCCGATGGAAAACCTCATTCCCGCGCAGGTCATTATGTCTGCTGGCCTCACAGGCGCACCGGAGGAGAAGGTGGGGGAGGACGACGCAGCAAGTCAAACGGAAAACAGCTCGACGAACTCCCAAACGGAAAGCTGAGATTTGCTGCGCTATACGGGACCGGCGCTGTTATGGGGTTCACGCCGCAGCAGGTCAACGAGATGTCCGTGTGGCAATTCATGGCTGCGGTGGATGGTTACGTCGAGGCGAATACACCGGACGACGGCTCGCTCACGGCTAAGGAAGTCGATGAGCTTTGGGATTGGGTGCAGGGGTAGGGAGCTTTACCTAGAGATTACAAAACGCAATCGAATTGGTGCCGCTGTACGGCGACTTGATTTGTAGCGTCCAACCTTGGCGGAAGCGAACGCCCCTGTTTTTCATTTCGCCAGAAATTTGAGAGCACAGCTTTCGAGCCTCGCCACTAGTCATGTCAATAGTTGTGGTAACAGACGAACCCCATCCAGACACTTCACACGGGGCGCTAGCTAACCCCGTTCCATCTATGACGCTGCACAGCGCGTGAGCGTTTTGAACGCTCTTGTCCTCAACGGCGAAGGCTGTCGTGGCACTCGATAAGAGCGCGGCAGTCATGATCCATATCTTCATTAAATCCCCCTAATATTAGCTGATATCAATCTATAAAGGCGCAACCCAAAATGGCAACAGACCTGGAACGCCTTGTCGTTCAACTTTCGGCTGACGTAAAGGGCTATCAGAACGCGCTAAATCGTGCGCAGGGGATCACAAACCGGCAGGCTAGGGCCATCGAAAGCCGTTTTGCTAAGATGAATAGCAACATCAATGCGTCTTTCCGCGGGATGTTGGCTGGTTCTGTCGCTGGTATCGGCGGGATATTGGGAACACGAGAGATCGTCCAATATGCCGACGCATGGACCGAGGCCGGAAACAAAATCCGCGCTGCGGCGACATCGGCAGGCGTTCAGGCGCGGTCGCTAACTCAACTGAAAGATGGCGCCAATGAAGCGCGGACCTCATTCGGTGACTACGTCGACCTTTACGCGCGCCTGATAAGGTCGGCTTCTGGAGTTGCGAAATCCGAACAGGAGATTGCGACGGCAACAGACATCGTCTCAAAAGCATTCAAAGCAGGTGGAGCGTCTGCACAGGAGCAAGCTGCCGGTATCTTGCAGCTTGGCCAGGCTCTCGGATCAGGTGTTCTTCAGGGTGATGAACTCCGTTCACTGCGTGAGAACGCGCCTATCCTTGCTCAGGCTATCGCGGCAGAATTTGAAACGACGATCGCGGGTCTGAAGGACCTCGGCGCAGAAGGGAAGCTAACTTCTGATCGGGTTTTCAAAGCTATTCTGAACGCCCAAAAGCCGATCGAGGCGCAGTTTAAGGCGACAAACGCGACCATTGCCGACAGCTTCACTCGGCTGAACAATGAGTTCACCGCGTATATTGGCCTCGCCGACAATTCCAACGGCGCGAGCGCAAAGCTAGTCGAGGCACTAAATCTCTTGGCCGCGAATTTCTCGCAGACTGCTGACGCGGTGGTGGCTTTTTCCGCAGTCCTGATCGGTGCTTTCACGGGTCGGGCCATCGCTGGAGCTGTCGTCGGGATCGGACAGGCGGTGGCGTCTCTTGGCGCATTCTTGGCCGCGCTTCGAGCAGGAACAGTCACGGCCGCTGCCTTCAGTTCGGCGCTTGGTCCAGTTGGTTTGCTTGCAGGTGCTGCAGCTACCGCAATTTTCCTCATGTACGGCGCCAACACTGACGCGGAGCGTACTGCGAAAGCACATGGTGAGGTTGTCAACGAGCTGAAATTCCAGATCGAGAACCTGGACTATGCGAACAGCGCGGCTGTCGCGTCGACTCGAACAAAAATTGCTTCTGACGTCGAGGCTGCAAAAGCGGCCCTGGAGCGCGCTAAGGCGGAGCAGGCGTTGGCGGCATCAATAGTCAGAGACGAAGTCAACCCGGCGATGAGGAATTATCCATCTCCGGACGCGACTGACGTCGAAAACTCAGTAAGTCAGAACCCTGTCGTTAAAGAGCGGCAGCAACTGATCGACCAGTTGGACAAGCAGCTAAAGGACCTTGAAGGCATCAATGCTCAGTTCGAGAACTACGCCTCCGGCAAGGCCAAGCCGACAAGAGACACAACCGGGTTCGGCACTGGTATCGGCGCCTCAGGATCTGGATCAGGTAAGACGAAGAAAACCCGCCCCGATGAGTACGCTCGCGAAGTAGAGCAGATAACGAAGCGTACCGCCGCACTGCAAGCTGAAACCGAAGCGCAGGCTGGCCTCAACCCGTTGCTGAACGACTACGGCTACACGCTGGAATTCGCGAGGGCAAAGCAGGATCTTCTCACCGCCGCCCAAGAGGCAGGAGTCAAGATTACGCCTGAACTTACGGCCAGCATTGAGCAGCTTGCCGCCGGATACGCAAATGCAGTGGTGGCGTCCGAGCAACTGGCCGAAAAGCAGGATGAAATCCGCCAGCGTGCCGAGGAAGCCATGGCGACTGCCAAGGACGTAACACGGGGCATCATTGACGGCTTCGTTGAGGGCGCCAGCGCGGCAGACATCTTGGCAGATAGCCTGAAGAAGATCGGTAATGCCCTCTTGGACGATGTGCTGAATAGCATCTTCAAGGTCAACAACGCTGCCGGCGGCGGTGGTGGTTTCCTGAGCGGCCTTTTCAGCCTTTTTGGCGGTGGTGGGAAGAGCAGCTTCCCTTCGGCTCCGGGCTCTTCGCTTTTCTCAGAAGGCGGCTACACCGGCGACGGCGGCAAGTATCAGCCTGCCGGGGTGGTTCACAAAGGCGAGTACGTATTCGACCAAGCTGCGGTTAAGGCTGCCGGCGGTCCTGCGGCCATGGAGGCCATGCGGCGCAATCTCAAAGGCTACGCCAACGGCGGCCCAGTCGGGATTTCGGTTCCGAGTGTGCCGAGCTTGCGGTCAATGTCCGCGCAATCTCCCGGCGTCGTCGTCAACTTCAATCCAGTCGTCGACAACCGCGGCGCATCTGTTGAAGTCGTCGCGAGACAGGAAAAGGCGCTGGCCAAAATGCAGGGCGAGTTGCAAAGCCGCGTTGAGGCCGCCGTTCGGTCGGCTCAGAAGCGAAACGTGAAGTTGGGGTGAGGCGGCAATGGCGCCGCCTCGACGGTTTTAGGAGATGGATATGGAAAGCAAAAAAAAGAAATCGGCAAAAATGGATGTGGATCGTCCGGTCTCTATTTTCGATGCAGTAATCCTTCCCCTGCTGATCGATACCAAATCAGATCGGCTTGATCGTTCCAACAATAGTCTTCACCGTCTTTGAGGCACCGGCCTTAATCTCTGCCACGTCGGCATCGCTGACGCCATAAAAACCGACGTTAGCTTCGATTGCAGTTAATGTCTGGCTGAGCAACCCATCAAGCTGTTTCTGAAACTGCTGCTTGTCGGATGAAAAGTGAGTGTCCGCGATCAAACGTCTCAGTAGTTCTTGAACCCCTAGTTTCCATGCGGTGTCGTGAATGTCTTCTCTCATGCGTTACTCCTTTAGCTTGGCGCTAGAAAAGGAGCATGGATGCAATCGGGAGTCGAGTCACCGGAAGGGTGAATTTAGATGACAATCACATACCCGCTCCCAACTTCGTTCTTCGATGAGTTCCCAGGTTGGTCGACAGAGTTCAACTTGCTCTGGCGGCAGGAGCAATCGCGCACGGCTGGCGGTCAGACGGTCGTCAAGGACATGGGCTCGCCGCTCTGGCAGATGACGGCGCAATCGCGCTCGATGAAACCGAACGAGCTGGACTATTGGCGTGCGCGCCTCACGAGCTTAGAAAACGGGCTCAAGACGTTCCGCGCATTCCCGAAGTCGCGGTGTTTCCCGGTGGCATACCCGAACGGTAGCTGGCCTACGGGCGGCGCATTCGCCGGGGTGGGGCAGGTGACCACGATTGCGAGCAACCGCAAGGCTATTTCGCTCTCCGGCCTTCCTGCTGGCTACAAGGTATCGGTCGGCGATTACATCCAGATCGGCGACAAAGACCTACACATGGTCATGGAGCCTGTAACGGCCAGCAGCGGTGGCGTGACAACGCAATTTGAGGTTCGTCCGCATCTGTGGCCGGGAATCACGGCACCTGTCGCAGCGACGCTGGTCAAGCCTTCCTGCATCATGGCAATCGTGCCTGGCTCAATCTCGACAACTGCCGACATGGCAACGGGTCGCGGCACGGTCACGTTTCAGGCGACTGAAGCCAGGTAGTCATTGAATCTTCACGCCGAAATGCGCGGCGATCATCTTCGATTCACGCGTGCCTTTTGTAACTTCACGATCAAAGCACTTTGAATACAGCTCGGTGCCCTTCTTATCACGGCAAGCGCGCTCGGCATTCCTGTTGACCGCTTTTTTCCAGTCGAATGGCTCTGACTTTACGATGGGGCCTTGTTGGCAGGCGGTCAGATACACGGCCGATAGCGCGACGATTACGTACTTCATGAAGTCCCCCAGCAGTAGCGGGATTATGCTCAACTTTAAGTCTGTGTCTAGGCCGCCACGGGTGGCTTTTTGGCGCCAGACCCCCCTCAGGAAACCAATGAGAAACATCTCAGCAGAAAACCTTGCTGCGCTTGAGGCGCGGCAGCTGGTGGCGCGTGACTTCATTTGGTTTGTCGCGCGTGACCGAGCAACTGGTGCGCCGGTCACCGATGGCATGTGGTCGGACGTCGGCAATGTGTCGGCAGCCATCGTGCACCCGGATACGGGCCTGCCGGTTACGCGTGACTGGTACGGATCCGGTACGCTGGTGCAGATCGACGACATTCCGCTTGTTGCCAACCTGTCAGTGCAGAACGTCAACATTCGCCTGTCTCAGGTCAGCGAGCATGTTCAAACGCTGGTCCGCCAATACGACTGCCGGCAGGCTCGCGTCGAGATCTACCGAGGGCTGTTCGACCCGGACAGCCGTCAGATGGTGGCGCCGGCCGAATGCCGCTTCGTTGGGTTCGTCGATACCATCACGATCAACACCCCTTCCGAAAACGAAGAGGGCAGCGTGACGATGGTGTGCGCCAGCCATACGCAGGAAATGACGCGCTCTAACCCTTCGACGCGCAGCCATGCCACCCAGGTTCTACGGCAGGCCGATGATGCCTTCTATGAGGACGCGGACACATCGTCCGAGTGGGAATTCTTCTGGGGCTCAGAGAAGGGCAAGGTCGCGACGCAGCCGAAGCGGAAAAAGTTTTTAGGTTTGTTTTGATGAACGTTCGCTTCGCTACTGCTGAGGACCGCGACCGCGTTGTGGCGCTCCTGAGCGAAAGCCATGCCGCCGCAGGCTTCACCTTTCCATTCCAGGCAGCTTATGCCGATCGGCTATTTCAGCAGCATTTTACGTCGCCCATGGCCTGCGTGCTTGTAGCTGGCGATCCTGCGCAAGGCGTGCTGATGGCCTGTGCTTTTGAACATCCGTTTGGCGCTGGTCGCATTGCCAAGGAAACAGTCTGGTTCGTGACATCGGAAGCCCGAGGGCGTGGCGCAATCAAAATGCTTGATGCCTACGAGGCGTGGGCGCGATCGGTTGGCTCCGTCTCTGCTGGCATGGCATCGCTGGCAACCAACGACGTCTCCAGCCTCTATGAGCGGCGCGGCTACAGCGCTGTCGAAACACACTTCATGAAGCCGCTCTAGCGGCATTCCTTCGGCGCCATCCGCGCCCGCGCGCATCGCGCATTCCAAGGAAAATCGATGGCTATTTTCTCGGCGATCGCCTCCGTGTTCACGGCGGTGTCAACGTTCATTGGCGGCCTTGGCGCAGTCGGCGCGTTCCTGCTGAAGACCGCCGTCGGTGTTGGCTTGAGCCTCCTCGCACAATCGCTCGCTGGCAAGCCCAAAGACCCGACGTTCTCCATAAACGGCACACTTCAGGGCGGCGGCGATATCTCGCGCTCTTTCATCATGGGCCGTACCGCTACCGCTGGCTCTCTTGTGTTCGTCAACACTTGGGGGCAGGACGGCGACACGCCGAACGCCTACCTGACGCAGGTCATTTCGCTATCCGACATGCCGGTCCGCGGTCTTGCGGAGGTCTGGGTCAATGGCGAACGCGTCACTCTTGGCGGCCTGACTGATCGTGGTTACTCGGTCAACGAATATCCCGACAGCCTTTGGGTAAAATTCTACGACGGC